CCTGCTGGTGTGGATCGAGATGGGAATTACAACGTGAAGGTGGGCTTTGATGAACCGAGAAAAGACGGAGAGTCAAATGCAAAACTAGCCAATATCTTAGAGTATGGAAAGTCCGGGCAACCGGCAAAACCATTCTTGAAACCCGCAAAAACAGCTAGCAGGAATGCCTGTATAGATACCATGAAGAGAAAGCTTGACGAAGAGATTAGCAAAATCTAAAGATAAGGAGGGCGAGCGAAATGTATAACAGTATTTTGAAAGATATAGGCGAGGTCCTTGAGCCTTTGGGGATTCCCATTGAAACGGGTGTGTTTAGTAAAAAGGCTCCGGATGAATATCTGGTTCTTACCCCTATGAGTGATATCTTCGATCATTATGCTGATGATCTGCCAAGTGCAGAACTACAGGAAGTTCGTCTCTCCTTGTTCTCTAAAGGCAACTACCAAGCTAGAAAAAATGAAGTTGTAAAAGTGCTAGTGTGTTCAGGCTTTATCATAACGGATAGAAGGTATCTGGGATATGAAGAAGATACTGGTTTTCACCACTTCGCCATTGATGTGGCGAGAGAATACGAAGTGAATTATTAGCTGAAGCAGACTCAGCTATTTTGAAGGAGGAATAAGACATGGCAACAATTGGATTGGATAGTCTATATTATGCCAAGATTACAGAAGACCAAAATGGCATGGAAACCTATGGTACACCAAAGGTCCTGGCTAAAGCCATGACAGCAGAACTGAGTGTGGAGCTGATTGAAGCAATTCTCTATGCAGATGATGGTGCTTCAGAAGTGGTCAAGGAATTCAAAAGCGGCGCACTGACTCTTGGGATTGATGATATTGGTTCTGTGGTAGCACAGGATTTAACAGGATGTAAAATCGATAGCAATAATGTTGTGGTTTCAAGAAGTGAAGATGGAGGAAGTCCAGTGGCCATCGGTTTTCGTGCAAAGAAGGCCAATGGACGCTATAGATACTTTTGGCTTTACAGAGTTATCTTCAGCGTTCCTGCCACCAGCCTTGCGACCAAGGGTGATTCCATTACCTTTAGTAGTCCCACCATAGAGGGGACGGTCTTTAGACGAAACAAACTGGATGGGGAGAACAAACACCCATGGAAAGCAGAAGTCACGGAAGGAGATAGCGGTGTTGCGCCATCTACTATTTCCGGGTGGTTCTCTTCCGTGTATGAACCGGACTTTACTCCGGTAACACCGGCGATTACCATCACGACTCAGCCTGCAGCCCTCACAGAAGTGACAGCCGGTAGCATAACTGGAAGTCTTTCTGTGGTGGCAAGCTCCAATACGTCCAACCCTGTAACGTATCAGTGGTATGAAAACACCATCGACAGTTCTACAGGAGGTACACCAATTAATGGAGAGACCTCTGCCAGCTTTGATATCCCAACGGATCTTCTGGCAGATACCTATTACTATTACTGTGTGCTGAACTTAAGTGGAGCAGATCCTGTGACAACTGAAGTAGCAACAGTAATCGTATCTTAATGGAGGGAAGATAAATGGCAGATGAAAATGTAAAATTGACACAAGCAGCTGAAGATAGAAGCGCCACCATTGAAATCGGTGGCACAGAGTTTAAATTGATACTCACCACGAAGGCAACAAAGGAAATCGCGGGGCGTTATGGCGGTCTTGAAAACCTTGGTGAGAAGCTCATGAAAACTGAGAACTTCGAGATGGCACTGGACGAGATCGTGTGGCTGATTACGCTTCTGGCCAATCAGTCCATCTTGATTCATAACATCAGGAATAAGGATGAGAAGAAAGAGCTCCTCACCGAAGAAGAAGTGGAGCTTCTCACCACACCTTTTGATCTAGCGACCTACAAGAATGCCATTATGGCCAGTATGATGAGGGGGACTAAGAGAAATGTGGAGAGTGAACCCTCAAAAAACGAGGTAGTCGGGTAAGTGATGAGGAGCTATTTACCCGACTGATCTATTACGGCACAGCCCATCTTAATCGTAAAGAAGATGAGGTGTGGCTGATGCCTATAGGTTATCTGATGGATCTTTGGGAATGCCACAAGCAATTTATCGGCATTGCAAAACCGAAGAGAGAACTGTTTATTGATGATGTGATTCCTTCGTGGATTTAGATGTCACCTTTGTTCGTATACAAGGCAAGGCATACGAACGGAAATGACAAACCGATATAACACCGAGAACTTTAAATGCAACGATGTGACTGTTACATTAAAAATCAAAAAGTTAAATTACGCTGACACCGAAATATGGTGTCTTTTTTCATGCCTAATGAGGAGGAGGTGAGGCACTATGGCAGATAATTTTGGACTGAAGATTGGCGTCGAAGGGGAAAAGGAGTTCAAGAACGCACTTCGGGAAATCAACAGAGATTTCAAAGTGCTAGGCTCAGAGATGAAGCTGGTCACATCCCAGTTTGATAAACAGGATAAGTCGCTACAGGCAGTGACGGCAAGAAATGAAGTCTTAAATAAAGAGATCGATGCCCAGAAAAACAAAATAGGAACCCTAGAATCTGCCCTTAAGAATGCCGCCGAATCCTTTGGTGAGAATGATAAGCGAACCAAAGCTTGGCAGATTCAGCTGAACAACGCCAATGCAGATCTTAATAAGATGGAGCGGGAGCTGGATGAAAACAATAAAGCTCTTGATGAGGCAAGTGATGGATTTGGTGATGCCGGTAAAGAAGCTGACAAGTTTGGAGATGAGATTAAAGAGTCAGCTAAAGTAGCAGATGATTCCGGTGGAAAGTTTGAAAAATTAGGATCTGTCATGAAAGGTGTAGCCGCCGGTATTGGAGTGGCCATGGCAGCCATAGGTACTGCGGCAGTCGGCGCAGGAAAGAAATTATATGACATGGCAAATGATGCAGCCGCTGCCGGAGATGAAGTGGATAAAGCCAGTCAACGACTGGGCCTTTCGAGACAAGGCTATCAGGAATGGGAGTATGTACTCTCACAAAACGGGGCCAGTATCTCATCTCTAGAAACCGGAATGAAGAAACTTAATAGCACCGTGGATGATGCCATTAATGGGAGTGCTTCTGCTACTGATAAGTTCAAGAGACTAGGCATTTCCATGGAGGACCTTCAAGGCAAATCCCGAGAAGAAGTGTTTGAGATGACCGTAAAGGGACTACAGGGGATTGCAGATGAAGGAGAAAAAGCCGCTATCGCTAATGATCTTCTTGGTACATCATCTGTTGAACTTGGAGCGCTCTTAAATCAGACTGCAGAAAGCACGGATGCACTAAAAAATAAAGCCAGTGAACTGGGCCTGGTGATGAGTGATGAATCTATAGATGCGGCTGTTAATTACACCGATGCCATGGACAATCTCACTCGCTCATTTGCAGGGGTGAAAAACAATATTACCTCGCAGCTCCTTCCCGGCTTTACCATGGTGTTAGATGGACTTACGGGACTGATCACCGGTCAAGAGGGAGCGGCAGAACAGTTAAAAGAAGGGGCTAGACAAACGGTGGACCAGATAGCAGTTATCTTGCCGCAGATTTTAGATGTGGTGACTGGACTCATAGCTGCCATTGCAGAGGTTGCACCGGATTTAGTTCTTGCTCTAGTAAATGGTATTTTAGATAATTTGCCAACACTTATTGAAGCCGCCACCAATATTATCATGACCATTGTGGGTGGACTCATTGAAGCCCTGCCACAGATTACAGAGGGGGCACTTCAACTGGTGCTTACGTTGGTGGATGGGATTATCGCCAATCTACCAGCACTTGTAGAAGCAGCCCTTGTGATGATTGTTACCCTTGCTACAGGTCTTGGTGAAGCACTGCCGGAGCTGGTTCCATCAATTGTTGAAGCCGTGATTCTCATTGCCCAGACGCTGATCAATAATCTGGATTTGGTACTGGATGCAGCCTTTCAGATCATAACTGGTCTTGCTCAAGGTTTACTTAATTCATTACCAAAACTAATAGATGCCCTGCCCCAAATCATCAATAGTATTATTGCCTTCATCACAAATAATCTACCTAAGATTATTGAGATGGGTTTGCAGCTGACCATCCAACTGGCAGCTGGGCTTATCAGAGCCATTCCACAGCTAGTGGCTCAACTTCCACAGATTATTACGGCCATCGTCACCGGTCTTGGTAGAGCAGTTCCTTCCATGAATGACGTGGGAAGAAATATTGCCAGAGGGTTATGGGATGGTATCTCATCTATGATTGGCTGGCTAAAGAGCAAAGTGGACAGTATGGTTGGCGGTATTGTGCGAGGCGTTAAGAGCGTTCTTGGAATCCGCTCACCTTCTAAAGTGTTCGCCGGTATTGGTGCCAACATGAGTGAGGGTATAGGCGAGGGCTTTACTGAAGCCATGAGTGGTGTGGAAAAGGATATGCAAGACACCATACCAACGGACTTTGATTTGGATCTGAATTCTCAAGTATCAGGGAGTCTTGGAGGTTCTGAAGGTGCAGTCTTTGATGTGACTATCCCACTTACCATCGATGGCAATATATTAACCCGTGTCATTGCCCAGCTTCAGTGGAACCAAAATACTGTCACCGTTAGAAATCTTGGAGTGGCTGGATCATAAAACAGAGAGGAGGGATGAGCCTTGATTGAAATCTATGCTGGAAGTACGCTTCTTCAAAGCATCAAAAAAGTTATGAGTGCTAATGTCAGAGAAACCTTGGAAGGAGAATATACCCTTTCATTCACGGTACTTGCAAAGTCAGCGCTGGCACTTAAAGTAAAACAGATCGCCAAGCTGGATGATCAGTATTTTGAATTAGTACAGATATCAAAGAGCCTTCAGGGCAGCCTTCCCATCTGCTCAGTGATTTGCGAGCACGTCTCTTATATCCTGAACCACGAGATGTATAACATTACAGAGTTTGACTTCACCGGAGATCCAGCTGCAGGGCTTGCGCAGGTTCTTTCAGGTACACCATTTAATGCGGGGATTGTAGATTTCACAGAAAGCGTCACCATGAAGATCAATCAGGAAGTCTCTAGAAGGGCCGCTCTTATGCAGTACATCGCCATCTTAGGTGGAGAAATCGAGTACGACGGATACAACATCAACATCCATAGTCATAGGGGAAGCACTGATTATATCCCGGTGATGGATTCAAGGAATGTCACCAATGTGGCGGTATCCCATGATTCCAGGGAGAATGCATCTTCTTATGACATCTCATTCTTTAAGCTTTTGAATCTTGCTGTAGGCGATAATGTACAGATTGTTTTTAATCCCCTAGGAATCAACGTGAAGACGAGGATCATCTCCTTGGAATACAATCCCTTTTACCGGTACAACATCCGAGTGGAGGTTGGGAGGTATAGACCCAGCATTTCAGATACCTTTTATCGGATAGAAAGTTCATTAAATAATGTGGGAAGCTCAGTAGATGACATTCAAACACAGGTGAATGATCTGGGAGTTTCCTATACCATCGTTTCCAATCTGGTGGTGACAGAGACCACCATTGACGTGACCTATACCGTTGAGAAGGGCGATACCCACCAGTATCATGCCCAGTATCAGTACACCACTGACACTGGCGGAAGGATCACAAGCATCACCCTGGATAACATTTTCTCGGAGCTTCTCTTAAAGGAAGTCTCCACTTTAACAGTGGATATGATGAGTTTTTATATTGAATATGCAGACGGAACAACGGCAACATATAACTACACCGTGGATAGCGGTGGACGAATCACCAGCGTAACAAAAGTATAAAGGAGGGCTGAATCCATGAGCTATAATCATATTTTTAATAATACCCTAGCCATCTGGACAGCCTTTGGTGGCAGGGGCGAGGTTCTCTTTACCATTCCAACACTCAGCTGGACCAAGAAGTACTATAACAATTTTGGATACACTCAGTACGGCAGTGAGAAACAGATTAATGTATACGATAATGGCAATGCGCAGATAGCGGTTTATTATGCCAAAACTCCTTACATGTCCTACTGGAACAAAACCACCAAGCAGTGGACAGTTGTCAGCGTTCCATGGTGGAGCTATGGGCAGCCGGAGATTCTCTATGCAGCAGATGGTGTGTTTATTGCTAAGATTGTGGGCCTTGCTAATATCATCGCTTCCTTTGATGGTATCACCTGGCATAATGCTGGATATTGTCCCGGAGCCTATAATGCCATGACCTGTGGTGCCTATGATATGGCCAGAGGCTCTGGTATTGTCAGTTGGTGGTACTATAAATCCCCGGTCTATTACAGCTTTGATTCATTAGAGGAAAGAACAGCATGGACCTTGGTCGGTGAGGATGGTACCTCGGTACCGATCTTTAAATATCTAACTACCCATAAGGGAAACTTTGTTGGTGTGGCTGGTGGCGATAAATCCATAGCGATAGCTAGTTCAGCAAGTCCTGGTTCTTGGAGTACGACTATACCTGAGGATGTGAATGACACCAGGTATATGTTTATCCGGTCAATCAATGATGTGCTCTTTGTGATGAAGTTCAACTACACCAATGTGGGTGGTGATTATACCTACTATGTAAAGCTCTGCGTGATGAGTGACGATGCCACGCAGATTACTGAGACGAATCTTTCCTGGGTAGGGGATCTGGCCAACAACAACATCCCAAATCCAAGGAACATCATCTGGATGGAGGACTGGGGCAAGTTTGCCCTTCTTAAAGAGAGTATGCTCTGCGTCTCCAATGATGGACTCTACTGGGAGGGAGTCGAACAGCCAGGCTTCACAACAAGTGAGTATGATACCTTTGATGGTGCAATCTACATTCCAGGAGATGGGTTTTATGCAAAGGCCAGCGGCTATGTGTACTATGCACCGTATTAATGAAAACTATGACGTCCTTCACCAGGCGTCTTTTTATATACACAAATTTACGAAAGTGAGGGAAAAACAATGAGAGATATTTGGAACATTGTTCAGATGATATTTGCAGCTGTGGGTGGATGGTTGGGCTACTTTTTGGGAGGTTACGATGGGTTTTTGTATGCTTTGATTGCCTTTGTGGTAATCGACTATTTACTTGGAGTCATGTGTGCTGTGTTAGAAAAGCACTTATCCAGTGATGTAGGTGCTCAGGGCATCTTCAAGAAAGTAGTAATTTTTTCCTTGGTGGGTGTAGCACACATCATTGATCAGAACATTATAGGAGATGGCAGTGCCATAAGGACTGCAGTGATTTTCTTTTATCTGTCCAATGAAGGAATCAGCATCATTGAAAACGCAACTAGACTGGGATTACCAATTCCAGAGAAGTTCAGAGACGTTCTAGAGCAGCTAAAAGATGGAGGCGATAAGGATGGCACTAAGTAATTTGAAGACAAAGTACATGACCAGAAATGATTGCTATACAGCTGGGAGAAAGATTACACCTAAAGGCATCATGGTTCATTCCACCGCCACACCGGGTGTGATGGCCGCAGATTGGTTCAGCAGATGGAACAAGTCCTATAAAGCTGGAGAAATCAACCGTCAAGTCTGTGTTCATGCCTTCCTGGATGATAAGGAAATATGGCAGTACCTCCCTTGGAACCATCGAGGTTGGCATGCAGGAGGTGCTGCGAATAATACCCACATCGGTTTTGAGATATGCGAGCCGGGTGGGTTTTATTATTCTAATAATCAAATGGTAGGCTATGATGTGAAGAAAAATGAAGCTTACTTTAGAAAAGCATGGCAGAATGCAGTGAAGCTTTGTGTTTATCTCTGCAGAGAGTATGGTCTGACTGAAAAAGACATTATCAGTCATGCGGAAGGAAATAATAAGGGAATCGCATCAAACCATTCTGATGTGGGCCACTGGTTTCCAAAGCATGGAGAGAATATGGACACCTTTAGAGCTGCAGTCAAGAAAGCACTGGAGAATGTAGGCGAAGCCAAAGAGGTCTTTGAAGCTGGTGATATCGTTGAAATCAAAGCGTCTGCCAGAACCTATTATCCTGGCGGTCCTATCATTCCAAACTGGGTGAAATGGAACTATCACTTAATCACCCAGGATGTGTTTAATGGAAAACCTGTGATCAAAGGCGGCAAGGAATGTGTACTTCTTGGTAAAACCATTCTCAAAAGCACCATGGATGAGAAGGCTGGCATTATGACCTGGATTGATAAAGACAATCTTGAGATGGTTAGTGCTGGTGTGGAAGTCGAGCCTGAGAAGGAATCCGGTAAAAAATACTACCGAGTGCAGGTGGGGGCCTTCAGTAATAAGAAGAATGCAGAGGCCCTTATGGCCCGACTAAAGAAGGCGGGATTTGATGCCTATTTGAAGTATGATTAGAAGGAAAATCGCAAAATTGTAGCCGGTGTTATCTCTATAGCATCGGCTTATTTTTATCCCTATATATAGTAGAAATGACTTGATAAATAAGTACTTCTGAGTGATATATGTAATACGCTAGAAAGCTTGAAACCCTTGAATTTAGAGGGTTTTAGGCATTATTATTTTTACCCTTTGCGATAACTCAAGCGTCGCTCATGATACGAAGCAAGGGATAAAAAGGAAAGGAGAGGATTAGGATGAATCATGCAAGGGTTCAGGAAATACCAGTACAAAGATCGTCAGTAACCATTATTAATCAACCAGTCGGATGGAATGATGCCACTGCAAAGCAGAGAACAAAAAAACTAAAAGTTGCATCCTACTGCCGGGTGAGTAGTGAAGAAGAGCTTCAGCTAGGTTCATTAGAGAATCAAATCATTCATTACACTAACTACATCAGGTCAAATCCTGATTGGCATTATGCTGGTGTTTACTCAGATAAAGGCAAATCGGGTACAGATATGTCGAAACGAATCGGTTTTAATCGGATGATTAGAAATGCGATGAATGGAGAAATTGACCTGATTATCTGCAAATCCATATCAAGATTTGCAAGGAATGTTGTGGATACAATGGATATTGTGAGACAGCTTACTGAAAAGGGTATTTTTGTGATTTTCGAGAAAGAACGATTGAACACCAAAGATATGACCAGTTCACTACTGATAAAAATTCTAGCTACTTTCGCTGAGGAAGAAAGCAGAGCTACATCGGAGAATATTGATTGGGCCTTTACAAAGCGTTTTGAGAGGGGTGAAGTGGTTGCAGGGCAACTCTTTGGCTACGAGGTCAACAAGGATAAAGAATGGATCATCGTTGAAAAAGAAGCCGAGATCGTAAGAGAAGCCTATGACCTATTTATAAATGGATTTAACATGACCGAGATAGCCAGACACTTTATAAGAAGAGGATACAAGAAGCGTTCTGGTGAAATTGACTGGGATAACAACAACATCAGAAGCATGCTGACCAATGAAAGATATGCTGGTGATGTGCTCAGTAGAAAAACTTGTACACTCGATTTTAGAACACACAGAACGATAATTAATAGAGGTCATAAACCTCAGTATTATATTGAAGACCACCATGAAGGCATTGTTTCAAAAGAAGACTATGAAAAAGTTCAAGAAATATTAGGGGATAATAAATCTGAATTTAACAGGGGCGATTATGAGAAAACACCTTTTACCAGCAGAGTAATTTGTACTCATTGCGGAAAGAATTTTCATCGATTCGGTAAAAACCTAGAGAAAACTATGTGGAGATGCTCATCTAATAAAAAAAGCGAACTGCTTTGTGAAGCGGACCCGATTGAAGAAGACCAAATTGAGAAACTTCTAAAGGAAGGTTTTGAAAAACGCTACAACATCAATCAAAGAACCAACGATGGACTATTGATAAAGCAGCTGACGAAAGAATTATCAAATGCTGAAGCGGTAAGGGAACGAGAACAAAATCTACTGCGAGTTGAACTGGAAAAATGTCTGATTGCTGAGAATAAGGCTATTCTTCAAAATCTTGATACTGAAGATCTAAAAGAAAAAAGGCAAGAAATTGAAAAACAAATCGCAACAAAAGCTAAGTTATGGGAAGACTTCGATAGAGACTATGAATTTAGGGAAGCTTCACTAAATCGATTGAAGGAATTAAAGGGTTCAGATAAAGCAATTAACAAAATACTAGATATCTCTTTCATGAGAGCGTGGGTGATTCACATTAAGGTGGAGTCACCTTTTTTATTTACCATCAAATGGATTGATGGGAAGGAGACGGTGGTCGGGAAGTATAGGGGAGGTTATCACGATGGAAGGAAGTAGAAATATATCGACCATGAATCCTCGGGTTAGGGTCATTCCAGCAAATATGAATAACCCTGATTATAGAAGCAACGAAGAGCGAAAAATCAAAGTAGCTGCCTATGCCAGGGTATCTACCCATGAAGAGGAACAGCAGTCCAGTTACAAGCTCCAGGTTTCATACTTTAAAGAATACATTGAGAAACGAGAAGGCTGGGAGCTTTACAAGGTCTATAGCGATGAAGGTGTTACAGGAACAAATACGAAATACAGAACCGGATTTAATCAAATGATCAAGGATGCTAAGGAAGGAAAATTTGATTACATCATCACAAAATCCATCAGCCGTTTTGCCAGAAACACCTTGGATTGCTTAACCTATGTGAGGATGCTTAAAAATCTGGACAAGAGGGTAGGCGTGATTTTCGACCGTGAAGGCATCGACAGCCTGGACTCAAAATCAGAGGTTTTGCTCACGATCATCTCATCGATCGCGGAAGAGGAAAGCCGTACTATAAGCGCCAATGTCAGCTGGGGGGTTCAGAAAAGATTCTCTCAAGGAATACCCCATATTCCGACAACATACTTTTTAGGATATGACGAGGACGAAGAGGGGAATCTCATCATTAATGAAGAAGAAGCAAAAACCGTAAGGCGAATTTTTCAAGAATTCATCTCAGGAAAAGGGTCGGTGCAAATAGCGAAGGGCCTAACAAAAGACAAAGTGAAAACCGCCAGAGATAATACAAAGTGGACCAGCGATTCCGTACTTAAGATACTCAAAAATGAGAAATTTTTTGGAGCGGCATTGTGCCAGAAGTCAGTAACTCTGGACCCTCTAACCCACAAACGGGTCAGAAATAAGAACCACAAGCCGCAGTACTTTATAAGGAACAACCACCCCGCGATCATATCTGAAGAAGACTGGAATTATGTGCAAAAGGAACTGGAAAGAAGACGAAAAATGAAGCATGATCCTGACGGGAAATACCAAAGAACCTATAGCGGAAAAGCACCATTTTCAAATATGCTTTACTGCGGAGAGTGTGGCATGCCGGTTCATAGAAGAAGAATCACATCAAAAAAAGATGGGAAGCCCTACAAGTTTACTGTTTGGCACTGCAGACTGGCGGCTCAGAAAGTAGAAGCTGACTTTGACTGCCACTCAAAGTATGTATGGGAAGAGGTGATTGAAGCAGCCTACAATGAAATGCTTCTTAAAATGACTGAAGAGATTGACCTGATAAGAGCTGAGGGAGAGGCAGCCATTGAGGATGTGAGCCTAACATATGATGAAAAGGAAAGGCTTAAAGAGCTTGAAGAAATCATCGATAGAATCAATGACCGCATAAGTGAAATGGCCATGAGAGAAAGTGCCACCAATGATCCCATCTATGATGCAACCCTTAGGAACATGATTTATGAATCACAAATCTACCAGCAGGAACATGAAGCACTTGTCAAAAGCCAAGACGAAGAAATCTATATGAGGCAGAACCTAGAAGCCTTAATAACATATCTCGAAAACCAAAGTAGCTTTAAGACCTTTGATGCCACCGAATTTAAAAAGCTTGTTGAAAGAGGCATTCTCCACAAAGATTATGAGATTGAGTTTATCTTTAAATGTGGAGTCAAAAGAATGGCTCAAGGCTGGAGACGTGGGAAGAACGAGTAGCGGTCACTGAAGAATTTGTCTAAGTAAATAAAATACTCCTTTACCTTATGGAGATTGTACTTGCAATAGTTTGACACCAATGCAAACATACAAGCAAGCGTAATCTTTCAAGAGGAAAGGAGTTTTTTTATGGACCAAATTGATAAAAGCTTATGGATCAATAAATTATGGGATCCTTTAGAAAAGATAGATGAAAGTCCCCTTCACAGTAAGCGAGAGGGAATCAAAGTAGCAGCATATTGTAGAGTGAGTCTTGATTCACTGGGACTGTCCCACTCATTGGAAAGCCAGGTAAGTCACTATACCCATGTGATTAATAGTAGGGACAACTGGACCTTTGTCGGTATCTATTTTGATAATCTGGTTACCGGGAGAAAAGCATCATTAAGACGAGGCTTCACTCGGATGCTCAGACACTGTGAAGAACATAGGATTGACCTGATTCTCGTCAAAAATGTATCTCGGTTTTCAAGAAATACTAAAGAGCTTATTGAAGTCATTGAACGGTTAAAAGAAATAAACGTAGCTGTATATTTTGAAACTGAAAATATTACAAGCACCAGAAGTGAAACAGCCTATCTTCTAAAAACCTATGCCAGTATTGCCCAAGGGGAAATTGAGGATAGTTCTCAAGCTATAGATTGGGGTCATGAAAAACGAATGATGAAAGGCAAGGTTAATATCGGTCACACTTACGGTTATGATAAAACAAAAGTTGGTAATGAGACGATTATTACAATAAATGAAGAACAAGCTCATGTTGTTAGACAGATTTATCAAATGCATCTCGATGGTATGAGTAATAATGCTATTGCATGTGAATTAACCAGGAGAGGAATCCGGACTTATTTCGGAAAGGAACTATGGGGATCGGTAACAGTCGGTTCAATTTTATCTAATATTTCTTATACCGGAGATGTAAAAGCTAGAAAAACAACAAAAGACTTGATGAGCGACAAAAGGCGATCATCAGAAGGACTACGGGACCAATATTTCATAGAGAATCATCATCCAGCGATCATCAGTCGGGAACTCTTTGAACGGGTCCAGGAAATGAGAAACAAGAACAAAAGTCAATCAAAACGCCAACAATTTAGGCCCAATCCCTTATCAAGACGCATCCACTGTGGTAATTGCGGTCAAAATTTTAGAAGAAATAGAAATAAACCTTGGGATTATTTTAAGTGCGCTACGGCAGCAACCAACAAGAACCTCTGCAGTTCAGTGACTATACGGGAAGATTTGATGGTTGAAATAATGCTTAATGCTTTTAAAGTACGCTTTGATGTTGATGATCCAAAATTGATTAAGCGACTACAAAGAATGTTGATTAGGATAAACCAGAATGACTACTTTGAGTTTCATCGCCTTAAGGCATTGACGCAGATACAATTGGCTAAAAGGTTGAAAGATATTCAATTTACAGATGAAGACATCATTCAGATGGAAAGAGATTATGATAAGTTTGAGAACCGGCTAGTAGAAATAGAAGATGATAGGAAGTATCGTCTTGATTCCATAAAGTGGCTTGAGAATATTAAAACATTTGAAGAGTTTGCAGTACAAGCAACCATTGAATACTTGCGAGCCTGGATTCTTTCTATGGACATTTATTCAAAAGATGATTATAAAGTTTACTGGATTGATGTTAAAGAAACCGAAGTTGGAAGCTGTAAACCCATAAAACCGAATATAGAAGAGTCCTCAGGAGATTTATATTCTAGAGGGGATTTACTGGTTGATAAAGATCCAAAACCTAAAGTGATGACAACCATTCAAGTCACCTCGGAGGAAGGGGGTGATTTAATTACTGTAGATGAGGAGGACAGAAAGATGATAGCAGAAAGAAAACTTGAGCCTAATTTGATGGTTAAAAATATACAAAAACAATTAAGCAATTCCGTGGTGATGCGGACGAGCCTACCTGTGGTAAGAGAAAAGAAGTTTAAAGTGGCTGCCTATGTGCGAGTATCAACAGAACTAGAGCAGCAAAAAACAAGTATCAAGACTCAATATTCATATTATCTGTACCTTATTCTCAAGGATCCACGTTACACCTTAGCTGATATCTATATAGATGATGGAAAAAGCGGGAGAACGACTGAAGGAAGGCCTGAGTTCAAGCGGATGATGGAAGACTGCAAAGCAGGTAAAGTGGATTTGATTATTACAAAATCTCTGTCACGATTTGCTAGAAATACTGTCGATACATTAACCTACTTAAACATGTTGAAAAGTCTAGATCCAAAGGTCGAGGTGTGGTTCGAGCGTGAAAATATTTTGAGCCTTTCTGAAAAAAGCAATGTCTTGATTAATCTGTTATCAGCACTGGGACAGGAGGAAAGTGTCAATATTGGTGATGCTATTGCATGGGGTAAAAGAAGTCTAGCTCAGAGGGGTATTGTAAGACCAACAGTCCAAGGCTACGGCTATGAGTATGATAAAAACAAAGAATGGATAATTAACGATGAAGAAGCTAAAATTGTGCGGCGAATCTATGATGAATATGAAAAAGGAAAGACTATGAGAGCTATAAGAGAATTGCTCATAGCCGAATCGATTCCTACGCCAGGTGGACAAAAGGCGTGGTGCGACACCACCATTGGAAGGATATTGCGTTCAGAAATCTATCGTGGGAATTACATCTATCAGAGGTTTCATACGGGTTTTACTTTGGTAAAGGAGCGTGTAGAGAATACAGGGGAGCTGCCAATGTATTTCATTGAGAATCACCATAAAGCAATTATTGAAGAAGCGCAGTGGGAAAGGGTTCAAAAATTAATTGAAACAAATGAAAAGAAACGTAAAAAGAGTCGAAAGAAATATCCAGATGACCACGGTAAGAATGAGTCTTTTACAAAGAAACTCTACTGCAGTAAATGTGGTAGTTTAGTCGGTTACAGTAGAGCCATCAACAGACAGAGGAAAAATTATGAGGTAAGATGCTGGCGTTGTTATCAATCATCTAAAGGACATTGTGATTCCATGCAACTTAAACAGGATTATATTGAAGAAAACTTTTCTCAGCTTATGATGGATATAAAATTCAATCCAGCATTTAATGAGTACCTTGATGCCTTTATTGAAGACTTACGAATAAAGCCAGAGGAAGAAATGCAAAGAGCGCTATTGGAAAAAGAAAAAGATGAATTAAACCAGAAGCTTTATGAAGCGGTTGAAGATGAACTGGGCAGAAAAGGAAAGGACGCAAAACTTGTTGATCATCTCACAGATGAAATAATGAAGATTAGAGAGCGAATTGTCGATTTCATGGCCCGAGAAGAACAGCAAGCTGAGATAGAAGAGGTTATCAAGTCTATTAGAAAAGCGATGGCTATCTTTACAAATGATAGAAAAGACGATCTTGACTATTATCTAAAAGCACCGGATTATCAAGCTGAACTATTTGAACGTTTCATTGAAAAAGGAACTATTCTAGAAGATGGTCAGATTATTTATCGGTTCCATTCTGGTTTTGAGTGGAAGTCACCAATAAACTATAAAGCCTTTCAAGAACAGGAGAGGCGTAGAAAAAAAGCAAAGACGCAATTGGAAAAGAAAGAGTTTTTAAAGGGACCTGAAGTGAGGGCTTTACTAAAATATTGTGAAGAGCCGAAGACAATAACAGAAATGCGTGAGTATCTTCCAAGGTATTTGACGAATCATAATTTCAAGAAATTTATTGTAATCCCGCTCATGGAGAAAGGCATTATTAGGGAGACAATACCAGGTAAGCCAACGAGTAAATTGCAGAAATATTATTCGGTGAAAAAGCAGTAAAAAAGTAGTTATGATTTTTAAAAATGTAACGTTATTCTTCAAATATGAAGAAAAACATGACAAAATTAAAACGCACAAAGAAACCCACCTAGTAGCTTGATTATCATTATCGCGCCACTTGGTGGGTTATTTTTAGTGCAATTTTGATAAAAACAACTTTAGCACAAAAACGTACAAAATAATTGAATTTGTATTAATATCTGTGGTATACTACAGGTGAGGTGAAAACTATGGAAGTGAGTTTAGAGAGTTTGATTTCTTATGAAAAACTGAAAACAGACATAGATGATGTTTTTAAAGTGGTTGAGAAAAACGGTAAGGTTGTCATACTAAAAGATAACGAGCCAGTATACATTCTACTAAAGTATGATCGAAATTCAGGTCCAATAGAGAAAGTTCTTGGTCCTTCGATTCCTAAGAGAACCTTGCAAGAAGCCATGAAAATTGTACTTAAAGAAGTGGAAGGCATGAAAATGCATGCTGCAGAGCTTTCAGATGAAATATATAGAAGAAAATTGTACCTGAAGAAAGATGGAACCCAAGCAAAATACAATCAGATTCGTGCTAGATGTGGGCATTACCCTGACATGTTCGAAGCTTTACCTGGAAATATAATTCAATTGAAAGAGGGTGTTGAGTAATGGATTTTGAAAAACTATGGCATCAGATTCTTCGCTCGGCAACTGAAGAGGCTTTTGATGCATCAACAGTTCCTCAAAACAATAGAACTCCACTATGGTTTAAAGTTTATACAAAAGAAGCATATTTGTACGTAGACAACACACCCGATAATAATCCCTCTGTTCAACTAAGTGGAGTTAGAAAAATTACAAAAGATGATTTTATAAATGTAGCTAGATATTATGAACGGTGGAAAAATGGAGAAACCCATCTAAGGCAGGAAGTAAGAGAACAGTCCAGGAACACAGCGTATATCTTTGGGTTGATATCAAAATTCGCAAATTTATGATTACTATCTGACTGATTGGATAAAATAAATTAGAACGCCATGCTTTGGCGTAAAAGAGGTGTTGCAAGTGAAGATAGAAAGTTTGAAGAAAATAATCAGTAGTGGTGAAAGCATTACTGTAGAATTCAAAGAGAGTAAAAAGAAGATAAATAAAGATGTGTATGATTCTGTATGTGCATTTTTGAATCGCCACGGAGGGCATTTATTTCTTGGGGTGAAGGATAACGGTGATATTGCAGGCGTCGATAAAGATGCTGTGGATCAGCTGAAGAAAGATTTTGTTACATCACTTAATAATCCACAAACACTCAATCCTGCTTTTTACTTGGCAGTAGAAGATGTTGAAATAGATGGGAAGACGATCCTGTACATTAACGTACCTGAGAGTTCTCAGGTGCATCGTTGCAAGGGGAAAATCTTTGATCGAAACGAAGATGGAGACTTTGACATTACCAATAATACAACTTTAGTATCTGGGTTGTACATGAGAAAGCAAGCCACATATACAGAAAACAGAATTTTTCCCTATGCTGACATGGATGAGCTAGAAGATGAATTGTTTACAAGGGTTAGAAAAACGGTTGGAAACTTAAGACCCGGTCACCCGTGGGTTTCGATGGATAACATTGAGCTGTTGAAAAGTGCAGGCATGTATTTAAAGGATCAGAGCACAGGTAAGCAAGGGATTACACTAGCCGGCATTCTAATTTTCGGAAGTGAACTGATGATTCAAACAGCGCTTCCACACTATAGAACAGACGCAATTTTAAGAAGGGAAAACCTCGACAGGTATGATGACCGGGATGATATTAGGGTGAATCTTCTAAGAAGCTATGAAAGATTAATGCAGTTTATTGCCAAGCATCTCAATGACAAATTCTATCTCGAGGGTGATCAGCGTGTAAGTTTAAGGGATAAGATTTTCAGAGAAGCGATCTCAAACTTGCTGATTCATAGAGAATTCTCAAATCCATTTCCTGCGAAGCTGGTCGTTGAGAAGGACAGAGTCTTTATCGAAAATGGCAATAAGCCTCACGGAAATGGAATGATTGACCCTGAGGACTTCTCACCTTATCCCAAGAATCCGAAGATTGCAAAGTTCTTTAAAGAGATAGGTTGGGTTGATGAACTCGGATCAGGAGTTAGGAACATCTATAAGTACAACAAGATCTACTCGGGTGCTGATCCCGAATTCATCGAGGGAGATGTATTTAAGACAATTATTCCGTTGACCCCCCAAGCTACCCCCCAAGCTACCCCTCAAGCTACCCCCCAAGCTACCCCTCAAGCTACCCCCCAAGCTGAAATGGATGCTGAGGATAAGCGAACGGAGTCAATACTGGAATTTTGTAAAGAACCTCGAAGTAGAAAAGAAATTCAAGAATTTTTGGGATTGAAAGATAGGAGATATTTTGCGAACATTATATTGAAGCCATTAGTTAAAGGAAATCTTCTAAATCTTACAATGCCTGATAAACCGACAAGTCCAAATCAAAAGTATTACTCTAACAGATAA